GTCCGTCCCCACCATTTGCGCCTACAACTGTAGTGGCAGTACTTCCTACTGATCCAGCGCCACCGCCGCCTCCGCCGCCGGCATTAGTAATAACAGGCGAATCACCGCCAGCGTATCCTTGCCCTGCTGTTCCTGCGCCACCGCTACCAGCAGCACCGCCACCACCACCTGAGCCGCCAGACGCACCGTTTCCTTGGTCTGCTCCGCCACCGCCGCCGCCAGTAGAAGTTATGGTGCTAAAAACAGAATTTGATCCAGCATTTCCTTGAAACGCAGCTGGACCTACTGATGCACCACCAGCACCAACTGTAACCGTATATGTTGTTCCTGCGCTTACAAAAAAGCCTGTTCCTGTCCTAAATCCACCAGCACCACCTCCGCCTCCGCCACCAGATCCTGAAGCGCCGTTTATTGAACTGCCGCCTGACCCGCCGCCAGCAACAACAAGGTACTCGACCTCAAGTGAGCCGGGCCATTGGCCTTTGCCGTTGTAATACATCTGACGAACTAGGGTCCAGAAACCACTAGCTCCGCCTTTATTTACTACAGGAGAGGTTGCGCTAACTACGCCACCGGGGTAGCCGTGAATAGCCATGATTATCCTTAAACGTCTGTTATTTCTTCCCACGAACAAGTCAGAATCAAATCACCAGCCGCACTAGCAATCGCTCCAATTGACTTGTCTTCTAGTAAGTAAAACGACGTTGTTTTGTCCGTCACAATAAGTGTTGAATCCGCAGGAACTGAAATCGTTGAGGCAATCGCAGTAGCCGAGCCACCCAGTCCAGCAGCACTATAAAGGTTGACCGTTACGTCAGCCGCACTTGAACCGTCGATATTGGCAACCATGATGGTGTTGATCTTGTACACCTTGTTGCTACCAGAGGCATTACTTACAACCGACGTAGCAGTTGCGCCAACAGCAACACTTGCGCTGTTTCCTACTATATTTGTTACGGCGGCAATATTTGGGTTTGCCATTTCTTACTCCTTAAAGTCCGAAGATTAAAGACATGGCGATGGACTTACCAACATTAATCCCACCTGCCGTGAATGAAAGCTGACCCGAACCGTTGGTCTGGATCACCTGCCCGTTTGTACCGTCAGCCGACGGCAATTTGAAATCAATGCTGGTTGTTACCGCATCAGGAGAGCTAAGCCCGATGTAATTCGTGCCGTTGTCGGTATCTTCGTACAGTCGAATCTTACCGGGCGCAGTAGCGGTACCGTCTACGGTAATCGTGCCGTTTGTTGTGTCAAGGGTAATAGCCATGATTATGTCCTTAAAAAATTACAATACGACCCATTTTTGGGAGGCTGGCACCACCACAGACGCCCCTGTCTGCACCGTAATTGTACCGACTGATAAGCCATTCGTCGCGGTTGGGATGGTTGTGTCGCCTGTAATCGTGGTGTTATTAATCGCAATACTCTGGTTGCCGACCCCAAAATAAGACCGCTCAGCGGGGTAAGTCACAAATACGTCCTGATTGCCGGAGGCAAAGTTAATTGCCGAGGTTGTACCCGCAGAATTGGAAAGAATCGTATCCCTACTTAGGGTTGTCCCTGATGCTGTGTAAGTTCCAATACCAACTTCCCAGTTTGCGCCTGACTGGTCAGCAATACAGTAATAGGTCGAGTTTCCATCACCAATAACAGCAAACGAAGCAAACCCCGTTGCGGCTCCAAGAAGCGTAACAGTGCCTGTCCCCGGACTAGAACACGTTTCTTTTACTCTATCTTTTACGACAAAGGCCATTTTACGTCCTTAAGATTGTGTCGGTATAGTCGTCCAGTCAGAGGTTTCTGCTGTATTGACCGTGTTCCATGTTGTTGTTTGACTGGCGTTGATATTATTCCACGTAACCGGTTGAAAATCATTAATAATCTCCCACAGTTTGCGTACTGTCACTGCGTCGGAGATGGTGATTAGCTCTTGAATAGCTGCTAAAAAGATTAGTCCAGCTATAGCTTCATCAGTAATAGTTGCTGCTTCAGCAACATCCACATTAACTTCAACAAGCGTACTGAACTCATCTAAAGCATCAGCCGATTCTAATACTGACCCGATCAGAATTATTTCAGCTTCTGTTTGATCTGATCCATCAGCTGCGTCCACAAAAGCGACATTTAAAACGGGAGTAGATGCAGGCAAATCAGTTATTTCTGCGCTGTCTACAACATCAGACTCCAAAGTGGTTGTGCCCGAAAATTCATCAGCACCTGAAGCCGAATCAGAAACGCTTCTTGGGTACTCGGGGCTTGCATCAAACGTATCATTTGCAGCCGCCGCTTCATTAATAAGCCTTACATACGCTATACCAGAAGCAGTTTGATCTGTACCTGTGACCGCTTCTGCTAACACAGAGGTAAAGCTTGCCTGACTGGCGACTTGATCTGTAGCCGTTCCTGATTCTGAAACAGCGGAAAACAGACTTGCGTTAGTGGCTACAGAATCTGTAGCAGTTGCTGACCCTAAAAACTCTGCTGCATAGAATATATCTGCTGCAAATGTAGCGGTCCCTGATGCCGACTCAACGACTGAAACGTCGTAAACAATTCCACCCGCTCCCGCCAAAGACGCGAACGGTACTTCGGAAAAGGCAGCATATCCAAACACGTTACTCTACAGCTATAAGCTCTGATTCTTTGAACCAACGGGATTTTTCTTCCCCATTTACATCAGTCCAAATAAGCCAGCAGTAAACCGTGCCATCCTTATCCATACGAAACGCCTGAATAGCGCCCTGAGGAATAACCGTATTTACCTTAACTTGCTGTCCCTTAGTAAAAGTCGTTGCCATTTATATCTCCTTAGGTTGCAGCAAGGCTAAACGTATAAGTTACATTGATTGTGTCGCCAAGCACTACCGAGCGATCACCGGGCGATTCAAAATCAGCAGCCGAGAACAAAGTCCCAGAAGTTCCGTTCTTTGTGTTGTTTGAAGTCAGAAATGCTCCACCAACCGTCGTCGTTGCGTTCATCGTAAACACGGCAACCGAACCTGAGTTATCAATGGTTGATGTACCGCTAGTACTAATATCCGATGCACCAAACACGCACTGGGGGCGAGTCGATTGCGAATAAGCCGTAACCTCAGTCCAACCGGCATGTGAAGACATTGTGTCGGTAGCAGCGGGATCGTTTGTAGCGCCAGAACCGTAAAGTCCAATATACCAAGCCGCCGTGTAGCTAGAGCCATTAAAGTACTTGTCAGTCATATCTTCAAGCCCGACATCTACCACAAGATTAGGGGATTTGGATTCCCACTTCAGGTTACCGTCTTTATCAAAACAAGTAACGGTGAATACACCGCCACCACGAATACCTTCTCCGACGCCCGTACCTTTCTGCACGGTGCTAGATGTAGTATCTGCGCTCTTTGCTTTTTCGCTAAACATAACAAACTCCTTAAGAAAGTCTAATTAACGCATCCGTGCTAGATGCTGTTGGGAAAGTAACCGTAAATGTCGTCGTTGACGTTTTGTCCGACCCAAAATCTAAAACACAAATTGCAGCACCACCGTCCTTATAAATCAACGCTCCCCTCGCAGTAAATGCGGCAGAGACTGATGCGTCCTCAAAGCTGATGTACGCTGTGTTGCTAGAAATGCCCTTCTCGACTGTAAGAGTAACGCCACCTGCGGTATAACCCGAGGCTGAGACTTCTCCGGTTGCAGTGTAGGCGGCTGTATCTGCATTTAAGGTTGCGCTGTTCGTATACAACGCCATCTTGATAGTGTCAGTATCAAAGTCAAAATCTCCATTGATAAGACCAGACTTAAACGAATCACACGTAAAGTTGCCAGTAAATGCCATTTACGCCACCGGAACCCTTACTTGTCCAGACCTGTACGCATCTTGGCGCTCCATGCCATCCCCAAGACGTTTAGCTAACATTAATGCTTCTTGATACCGCTTTTCGTAGTTAGCCAGCACATCTGGCTCACCCTTCATAAATGTGTATGCTTCTAAGAGCGACGCATAAAGTAAGAGGCTATCAAAGTTATCCCCAAGCCAAGTTGTTGATGCAGTAACGATAGACTCAGGGTAGTAATAGTAGTGAAGCTCAATGCTGTATGCAGCATCGGGTGTTGGACCCAAAATAAAGCTGTATTCATTGGTAATAACCGGGGGATCGGCATTTGTTGTTGTCGGTCCAAACAAAGCATAGTATTTTGGTGTGCCCGTGGAAGAAGGGCTTGGGTAAGCCGCCCGTATAAAGTTCACATCCTTATTGAGCAAATACTCGTAATTTCCGTCCCCGTCAATAACAGCCATAGAGTAGACAGCCAAAAAGTCAGTAGGAGAAGACAAGTACTTATTGGACGTTGTTGCTGTCCCCGTTACGTTTTTTCTGATTGCTGGAAACTGAACCGAGTTGTAAATGCGCTGCTCAGCCTGCTGGATAAAGGTATCAACTTGTCCCTTTGACGTAAAAGACGCCAACGCATCCGAAGGATCCGTAAATTGAGAGGATGGGAAATCGTTCTCTACGTATCCCTTGATCGTCTCAAACAGCGTCTCGTAATTCATATTTCTTATCCAAGCTTCTTAGAAGAACTTGCGCCCTTCGTTGCTGCCCCAGTGCCACGAGTTTTAACAGTTTGCGTATTAGGTACATTGTTTGGATATCCTGCTGTATTTGGTACTGGTACCGGTTTTGGTTGTTTATAAAGCATGTTTAACTCCTAAGTTGTTGATACAGATACTGTACCAAGGGTAATGCTAAGAGCCAAGTTATTTGGCGTTAAGCCAGCGTCTACACCTCTTGAACCACCTACTGGCGCCCAACCCCACTGAAAAACACGGCTACCACCGGAAGGATTGTCATCTACATTTACACCAGAAACTGTGTAAGTGATGTCAGGTCTTGGATTTCGCACCGCTTGGGGATCGTTTACTGGGTACATCCCAAGCTGGAGTTGTGGTTGATCAGGTTCCCAACAATTGGGACATACTAGAATATTAACGTTTTTTGTCTTGATTGTCAGCGATTTAAGCTCTTTCAGCTTGTACCGAAATCCACACCGATCACACTCGGCAATAGAATACTTACCTGTGGAGAACTTATTAGGCATTTTTTAAGAGTAGAACATGTCCCGAGGTACAAACCGAACGGAAGCTTTCTCCCGATCTTCCCCAGAGGCATACGTCCACTGCTCCTCATAAGCCATTTTGAGCATATCAATCCGGTTCATCGCCTCAGGCAACTTCAGGGAAAGATAATACGCAAGACCTGCAACCAGACATGGGAGTAACCTAAAAGGTATATCTTGGGTGTCGGCTCCGTTACCTGCATCTTGGATCCTCCTCATACGCCAGTAAACCAAGGTGTAATCAGACCCGGCCTCAGGAACAGGCCAGACAGTGGCAGTGGGATATTGAATACCGCTAACAGGGTCAGTCGCCCCAGACTTACGATCAACATAAATCTGAATGGGACGGCCCGTAGAAGTCTTATTGGGGATGGTTGAATAGGTAGAAACACTAATACGGCTGATGTTGATGTCCGTCTGGTTAGACGTACCGGGAGAAGTACGAATTACATGCTCAAGCAAATCAATAGTGTCTACTGGCAGATTGTAGGTTGCCGTTCCGGGTACGAGAGCGATTGAGCCTTCTTCGATTGTCCAGAGGTTAATACCCCGGTTTGCCCACTCAATAGTAAGAAGATTCATAGAACGCCTAGCTGTCCTAAGATCATAGCCCGTGCGCAACTCTACGCCGCAGCGCTCGAACGCCTCTTCTATGAGGTCAGTAACTTCTAAGTTAAACGATGCGGTACCCGAAGTAGTCATACTTTTAACCCATCACCTTTAAATTTACAGCCATAATAAATTTTTCCGACTATTAGCTTTTCGTTCATTTTTTCCACAGCGAGATCGCTTTTTTGCTCTGTGTATTCATCACACTCTGCTTCGGTTACAAATTCCCGCTGGTCATCAAACGTAACAGCGACACACCCTTGCATCATTGTGCAGAATACAAAATTAGCTACCCACATCGTCTTCCCCCCAGTGGAACATAATTCGCACAATAAAAAGGTCTAAAACTAAACAATGCTGCCAATCCCCGTCACCCGGGACAAACTCTACGCCCACCATCATTCCAGTGATTAAGTGAGCAGTAACTTCCATAATTTTTTCACCTACAACTTACCTTAAGAAAGCGGTCTCATACACTTCGACCCGCTTTTTTAACCTATCTATTTCTGCGTCTCTTTCAGCAAGCTTTTTCTGGTAGCTCTCGTTCATTTCGACCCAAACCTGCATACCCACCATACGCTCTTTGTGGTCCTCAGCCATCATCTTAAACAGCCGCTCGGAAGCCTCTAACTGCTTCTGTACAAATTCAATCATTTCTTGAATCCCTTTAATGTTTTTGCAAGTCGGGCACGTTGCCCCATCTTTCCGGGTTTCTTGGCGGCGGAGGCTAATTTTCCTGCGGGGATTTTTTCGCCTTTTTTCACACCAAGGGATTTTCGTAAAGAGCCGGGTTTTTTGATTGCCTTTTGAATCCATTTTTCAGCCACTTTAAAA